GGCACGGTGCGGTGAAGAGGGCGCGGTAAAGTCTGGCGGCGGGCGAGGGCGGTGTTCTGCCGGCGATAAGCCGCACACCTTCAACTGGCCGGCGCCCGCACTCAACCAACCCGACAACCTGCCCGAAGGCGTCAAGCTGCGCGGCACGTCGACGCTCACCGACATTCGCACCGGCGAGACGGTGATGCAGTGGGTCAAGACCACGGCGGATGAGGCACAGCGCGAAGCCGCGATGCGCGCGACGATTGCCGCTCTCGCCGAAAGCATCAAGCCGGTCAAGGCGCAGCGCGCACCCGCGCGCACCATCGACGACCTGGCGAACCTGTACGTCGTCACCGACTACCACATGGGCATGTTGGCCTGGCCCGAAGAGACCGGCGACGACTGGAACCTGAGCATTGCCGAGAACATGCTGGTCGATTGGTTCGGCGCGGCGATTGCGCAGAGCCCTGACGCTGAGCTTGGCATCTTCTGCCAGCTGGGCGACTTCCTGCACTTCGACGGCCTGGACGCGGTGACGCCGGCGAGCAAGCACCTGCTGGACGCCGATACGCGGTTTCAGAAGATCGTGCGTGTGGCCATCCGCGCCATCCGCCGCGTCATCGGCATGCTGCTGGCCAAGCATGCGCGGGTGATCGTGATCATGGCCGAAGGCAACCACGACACAGCATCGAGCATCTGGCTGCGCGAGCTGCTGGCGGCACTGTATGCCGACGAGCCGCGTATCACGGTCGACGTGAACCCGGACCCGTACTACTGCGTCGAGCACGGCAAGACGGCGCTGTTCTTCCACCACGGCCATAAGCACCGCATGGCCGGCATCGACGCGGTGTTCGCGGCCAAGTTCCGCGAGGTGTTCGGCCGGACCAAGTTCGCCTTTGCGCACATGGGCCACCTGCATCACATCGACGTGAAGGAAACCAGCCTGATGGTTGTCGAGCAGCACCGCACGCTGGCCGCGAAGGATGCCTACGCATCGCGCGGGGGCTGGATGAGCGACCGCGATGCGCAGGTGATCACGTACAGCAAAGAGTGGGGCAAGGTCGGCAGCGTGGTGGTCAGTGCACGGATGTTGGAGGCGGCGTGAAGCAGCCTCCAAAGTTACGGATGCGCGCAGCCGATCCGCTGCAGGATTACTACCGCGACAGGGACGGCAACCGCTACTGCGTCGCGCGGCTGCTTGACGACAGCAAGGATCTTCCCGTGTTCGACGTGCCAGTCGCGGCGCTCGATCTTTCGTCGATGATTTGGGACGACTGCAACATGTTCGCCCTGGCGTTTCATGTGAAGAAGTGCGTCGACGCCGACCTGCGCTATCCGATCCTGCTGGATTGGAACGGCGGCGTAGCGGACGGCCGGCACCGGATCATCAAGGCAATCATGGACGGCAAGCGCACGATCAAGGCGCGTCGCATGTACTGGAAGCCCGAGCCCGATACGAAGGCCGAGTCATGACCGACGAAGCCGACACCTACGAGCCGCAGCCGACCGCCGTCATGGATGGCGAGGCGCTGCTTGCTGATCCGGTCGAGTTCTTCGAACTGACCCAATCCCTGGCCGCTATCGCTCGCGATGGCGCGCTGTACGTGCTTCGTCGTGACTCGCTCAAGTGGGTCAACGTCGAGGCGTTGCCTAAAACGTCCGGCGCCAAGCTGTCGGCCATCAAGAAGGCGCCTCAATGATGCGCGACGACATCGGACAATTCCGACATTTCGACAACTTCAACGGCGCGGTTGCGCTCTCTTACTTCGGGGCAACTGTGGCCGGCTGGTCTATCAACGAATGGGCCGCGCTTGCGGCGCTGGCGTACTCACTGCTGTTGATCGCGCAGAAGATCTGGCAGTTCGTGCGCTGGCTTCGGCCCAAGCCGCCGACGCTGACATGAATGGCAAACAAGCGAGTGGCGCCAGCGTGCTAGCGCTCGTCGTGCTCATGGCCGCGTGGTTCATCCAGCCAGCCGAGAACACCGTGCCGGTGGCATATCGCGACGTGGCGCAAGTGGTCACCGCGTGCACCGGCCACACCGAACCCGGCCTGCAGGTGGGCGTCGACTACTCGGCGAGCTGCGCCAAGTGGCTGGCCAGCGACATCGGCAAGGCGGCGACCGGCGTCCAGGCGTGCGTGCATGCGCCGATGACGAGCTATCAGTGGGCGGCTTACACGTCGCTCGCCTTCAACATCGGAACGGGTGCGTTCTGCCGATCGAGCATTGCGCGCAAGGCGAACGCTGGCGACACCGCCGGCGCCTGCGCGGCTATCGAGTTGTACGTGTACGCAGGCGGCAAGCGCGTGCAGGGGCTGGTCAATCGGCGTGCTGGGGAAAGGGCGCTATGTGAGGGGAAGGTGTGATGGGTTCTGAATACAAAGAGGATTGCGTGTTCTGTCCTGACCATGCGCGCAAGTTGCGTGAGGCAGAAAAGGGCACAGACGACTGCGTCATCGACGGCAATGGCATCGACCGCGACGGCCTGATCGACATCGGCACTCAAGGCGGCTGACATGATCATCCTCAAAATCATCCTCGTCCTCGCCGCGCTCGCCTTCGGCCTCTATGTCGCCTGCTCTGGCAGTGGTCCGGATTCGCCAGCGTGACGCGCTACCTGCTGATCGCGCTTGCCGTGCTGGCGGTCACGGCCGGCATGCTCGCCATGCACTTTCGCTGGGTTGCCGCTGTTTCCACTGCTGGGCGGGTGGCAGCGGAGCAAAGAGCCGACGGGCTGGCTCAAGACCTGAAGCAATCCGAGGCTGCACGCGTTGCCGAGCATGCGCAAGCCGTGCGCTTCGGCCTAGCCGCCAATCAATACGAACAGGACAAGACCAATGCTGAAGCCAATGCGAGCCAGCTTGCTGCTGATCTGCGCGCTGAGCGTGTGCGCCTGCGCCCCGCGTGGCGTTGTCCGGCCGCCGGTGTGCCCGGTGTTGCAGCCAGTGCCGGCCAACCTGATGCAGCCGCCAACGACCGAGCAGAAAGTGCGGGCCGAGTTGTTCGAGCCAGCGCCGACGCCGACGCCCAAATCCGCGCCCTCCAAGCCATTTTGAAAAGTGAGAGGAACGAGCCATGACGATTGCCTTGCACTGGTGGATGTTGCCGGCGCTTTTGCTACTGCTTGCGCTGTGGCAGTGGTGGAAGGCTGAGCATGCCGACGGCGGATGTTTCAGCGGACTCGGCGAAATCTTCGCGGCCATTGCGCTGGCAGCGATGGCTCTAGCGGTTTGCGCAGGCCACTTCCTGTGATCGAACGCCTGCGCGCTGCATGGGCTGCGCTTCGCGGCGGCCTCGTGCTGTCCGGTCACGGCTGGGTGGTGGTCTACAACACGTCCAACGGCTCGAACGTCTGCCGCTGGGATGGCATCACGACCGACACCGCCGCGACGATGTTGTATCAGGCCGCTGACGCCATGTGCGATCGCGTGCATGGGCATTCAACAGTTCACTGAGTTATGAGCGACAAAGACAAGAAGAACGCGACCAGCTTCAAGCCGGGACAGTCGGGCAATCCGGGCGGGCGCTCGCCGAAGGTTGGCCCGAACGGCGAGACCATCACGGCATTGTGTCGCGCCAAGACGGTCGAGCTGATCGAGCGTGCGTTCGCCATCGCTACGTCCGCCACGACCGAACCCAAGGATGCCCTGGCGGCATGCTTCGGCCTGCTCGATCGCGGCTGGGGCAAGCCGACCGAATACGTCGACATCGATGCGAGCGTGCAGGGGTCGGGTGTGCCGATCATCCAGATCGTGCGCCTGCCTGCGGCCGATGGCTCGGATTGAACTCACCGCGCCACAATTCGATTTCGTCACCGCCGAGGATCAATTCCCCGCGATGGTTGCCGGGTTCGGATCGGGCAAAACGCATGCGGCGATCATTCGCACGCTGACGAAAAAACTGCAGTACCCGGCGCAGAACGTCGCCTATTACCTGCCGACCTACGATCTGGTGCGGCGCATCGGCTTCCCGCGCTTCGCCGAAACGCTCGAAAGCATGGGCGTGCCGTACAAGACGAACAAGGCGGACGCGGTGATCGCGGTCGAAGGCGCGGGCGAGATCATCTTTCGCACGATGGACACGCCGGAACGCATCATCGGCTACGAGGTGGCGGACTCGATTGCCGATGAGCTCGATACGCTGAAAGAGGAGCAGGCGCGCGACGTCTGGACGAAGATTATCAGCCGCAACCGGCAGAAGAAGCCGGACGGCAGCCTGAACACCGTGGGCGTGGCGACCACGCCCGAGGGCTTCCGGTTCGTGTACGACCGCTGGCAGCGCAACGCCGACAAGGCGCCAGGCTATCGGATCATCAAGGCGTCGACCATGTCGAACGCCGCGAACCTTCCGGCCGGCTATATCGACAGCTTGCGTGCGAGCTACCCGAGCAACCTGCTTTCGGCGTATCTCGACGGCGAGTTCGTGAACCTGGTGGCCGGCTCGGTGTATGCCGAGTTCGACCGTGTACTGAACGCCACGGACGAAACGATCCGGCCAGCGGAAACGCTCCATGTCGGCATGGACTTCAACGTCGGCAAGATGAGCGCGGTCATTCACGCGCTGCGCGGCGACGACCCGCATGCGGTGCTCGAATACACCGGCGTGATGGATACGCCGGCCATGTGCGCGCTGCTGAAGTCACGCCACGCCGGACACTCGATCATCGTCTATCCCGACGCGAGCGGGCAGCAGCGCAAGAGCAACAACGCCAGCGAGTCGGATCTGTCGATCCTGCGCGCGGCTGGATTCGCCGTGTACGTGAACAACGCCAACCCCCGCGTGAAAGACCGCGTTCTGGCCGTGTGCGCGATGGTCCACAAGGACGGCGCACGGCGCTACCGCGTCAATCCCGAAACCTGCCCACAGCTGGTGGAG